ATTTTGCCGAGAAGTCTCTGTACAATTATTATTTACATCATGAATAGGGTGAATTATTATTATGTATGTTATTATTATCATTGTGTGTGTATGAGGTGAATGTACAGAGTAGGAGGGAGGTGTATTGGTTATGATATGTGTGTTATGTGATGAAGTGTGGTGGGATGCACAGGCTATTTCTCGCCTGTGTCGACGCGACACGCGCTATGTGATGATGTGTCGTGCCTTGATGATCTAACGAGTTGTCGTGTTAGCAAAGATCATACAGCTGTTCCTCTCTCACGTTGGAACGACGGTGGCCCTTGAGACCACTCACGCACACGATGGGGGCATCTTGTATCGCGACGCCATAGTGACGTCTACGAACGGAGAAAAGATGACCGCCCCATATCGTGGCATGACTCGGATTTGGTTGACCAAACGCAGGTATTCTTCCCGTCCAGTTAGAATACCCTCATCACTGTAGTAGTGACGGATGTAAGCCTCATCGGCTTCAGTCAGCTGTGACTCCTGGTAAGGGGTCACCTTGCGGTAAAGTTTGTCGATCGTGTCGTTAATACGTTCGACGGGGTTCCTTTTACTCCTCGGATACTTCAGTAAGAGTGCTCTTTTGACAAGTGTGTCGCGTTCGTTACATACCTGAGCGACGACGACTCCAGTCATATGTTCCAGCACGCGCTCGTGTACTGGAATTTTTGATGAGCCTTTTGCGTCCCCAACTATGTGCCCGAACTTGCGAAATAAGCAAGCTAAATCCGTGTCCGAATGGTATCCTGTCTCCGTGTGGCTGAAAATCCGTGACAAAAATGACACGTCTTCCAACTCCCCCGAATTATGAGTCACATCAAAACCTATCCGTGATGCGGCTTCATTTCCAGAACCTCCGTAAAAGGCATGTGCCAATGAGATGTCCCTCGACTTGTCCGTGTTAGCTGGCGTTGTCCCACCCCAGCCCGAGATCATTCTCATACCGTGCTTGTATCGTTGTTTCTGTTTCTCTTTCCGATTAAGAGGATTCTGGACGAGAATCGGCATAGCAAGCTGCGTGTAGGCCTGTATCATATCTTCACCTCTGAATGAGTTTGTTAGATAAGACAGTCTAAAATCAGCGTCTACGTGGGAGGAGTCATTGTTGGCAATATCCAACTCTAACCATCCTCCGACGTCTCTCGTGTTGCATCGCTCCAATATGTCATCCCCGTGCGAGATGGCGAATATCGTATCCGCCGCTTCACACTCCGTGTCCATCCTCTCCAAGGTCTCACAAATTTGCTCATTCCTAGTCTTCGTGAGCACAGCCTGATAGATAAAATTGTTCTTCATTCTGCCTCCTCTCTCTCTTGGGTATTCATAAGCTTTCATGATTCCTCCCAGTTCGACGGTGAAGCCATTGCCATTTCGCATAACTCTAAGTTCCTGCTCCAAGGCGTGCTTCCCATCTCTGAAACATGTCGGGTTGGCTTCCAACCATCCCTCTCCAACAATACTGATAACTAACCTTCCGAATTTGAG